CGACAGAAGCCGGCGAAGGCGCAGCACAAGCAGCAGTATGAATTTACCCTAACGCGACAACAACAGGCGAGAGACGCCTTCTACGCGATGTACCCTTGGCTTGGAGAGCGCAGACGAACACGAGGGCTCGAGGTCCTCGCGGAGTGCGCGAAGCTGAGGGATGCCGCTAACCGTCGCACAACTCACCGCTAGGCTCACCGCCGACACGTCGGGGTTCTACCGCGGAATGGCGGTTGCGAACTCCGCCATGATTCGCTCCGGCGGGATCGCGTCGCGCGTCTTCGCCGGCATCGGGATCGGCGTTGGCTCCGCAATGCTGCTTTCCATCCGTGAGGCGGGTCGTTTCGAGCAGTCCTTGAACGTCCTCGGCGCCGTCGTTCATGCGACGGGGGGCCAATTCAACGCACTTCAAAAGCACGCGCTCAAACTAGGTCGCGACATCACACTTCCGGGCGTGTCCGCGAACGATGCAGCGGTTGCGATGACACAGCTTGCCAAGGCGGGCTTCAACGCGCAGCAAGTCATCGCGGCATCGAAGGGCACGATGCAGTTGGGCACCGCCGCCCAGATCGAGTACACCGAGGCGGCGGACATGACCACACGCGCGCTCAAGATGTTCAAGCTGCCGGCTAGCGACGCCGGGCGCGTTGCGAACGTACTTGCCGCCGGCGCGAACGCGTCGACCGCGTCAATGACCGACATGGCGTACGGCCTCATGAATGCGGGCATGGGCGCGAAGATGATGAACGTCTCCGTCGAAGAGACCGTTGGTTCGCTGGCGATGCTCGTGGACGCCGGGCTCTCCGGCGAGCGCGCCGGCACCGCACTGAACACGATGTTCTACCGGCTCGCGTCTCCGACCAAGGCTGCGGCCGCGATGATGGGAGAGCTCAACATCAAGGCCTTCGACGCGAAGGGCAACTTCCGCGGCCTCCAGCCCATCATCAAGGACTTCGCTCGAGCGACCGCCGACATGGGCGACGCGCAGCAGGCCGCGATGTTCAAGACGATCTTCGGCATGCGCGCGAATCAGGCGATGATGGGCCTGCTAGACAAGGCGGGCAAGACGCAGAAGAACTACACCGATGCCGTCACCGGGACGAACGCTGCTCAGGAAATCGCGGCGGCCCGGATGAAGGGCTTCCACGGGATGCTCGAGAAGGTGAGCAACGGCGTCTCTACGCTCGCGACCGAGCTCGGCCTCAAGATGCTCCCCTGGCTGACCGAGACGGGCAAACGGCTGGCGACGTGGATCAGCAACCTCGACCCGGAGGAAATCGCCACGGCGTTCGGGCGGGTCTTCCGGCCGATCATGGCCGGCTTCGCGGGCCTTTTCAGCTTCGTCAAGACCAACGCCGACTGGCTCGCCCCGCTGCTCATCGGCGTCTACACGGCGACGAAGGCGTTCGCCGCGCTCCAGCTTGCGATGAAGGGCGTCGCGGCGATCAAGATCGCGTCGTCTCTTGGCGCGCTTGCTCTGATCGGCGGCCCGTTGGGTGTTGCCGCCGCGTCGATCGGAGCGATCGCTGCCGCGCTCGCGGCCCTCGCATTCGCCTTCCCCGGCGTGCGCACGGCAATCGCGAACTTCCTCTCCGACATCAGCATGGCGTTCAGCGAGGGAGGGATCAGCGCGGTCTTCGACGTCTTCATCCAGCGCGTCAAGGACTTCTTCACCGGCACCACGCGCACGATCGAGGTCGGCGACAAGACGATCATCCTCAAGACCCGCCCCGGCATCGAGCTCCTGCTCGACCGACTCAAGTCGGAGGTCAAGGGCCTCTTCATCCAGCAGGACCGCACGGTCGAAGTGGGCGACAAGACCATCACGATCAAGGCAGGGACCCCCGCACTCCAGATCACGTGGGGCGGAATGTGGGAAGGGCTCAAGGCGCGCGTCAAGCGCGGATTCGACGAGGCGTTCGAGTACGACAGCAACAGCGCCATGGGCAAGCTGAACGCGAAGGTGCTCGCAGGCCTGCGGGGACTGTTGACCAGCGCCGGCAACTTGTCACGCGCCATCGGAGACGGCATCTTCAACAAGCTCCAAGCCGGAGTCTCCAGGGTCGGTCCGATGGTGGCGCGCAACATGAACAAGATCCTCCCTGTCCTCACCGGAATCCCGGGCATCGTCTCTGGCGCGGCGCAGGCCATCGGTCGGGCGATCTTCGATGGAATCATGAGCGGTCTCGGCGACCTTGCCGGCGCGATCAAGTCCAAGGTCGTTGGCGCAGTGAGCGGAGCGTACGGTGCGGTCAAACGGTTTGCGCTCATCGACTCACCGTCGAAGCTCTTCGCCAAGGGCGTCGGTGCGCCGATCGGTCAGGGCATCATCATGGGCTTCCTCGACGGCTCGCGCGACCTGCCCGAGAAGATGAAGCAGAAGGTCAAGGAGGCGCTCGAGAAGGCGAAGCAGGCCGTCGTCGACGCGCGCTCGGCGTTCTCAACCGCGTTCAGCGACCTCGCCTCGAGCATGACGTCGGCGTGGGACAAGCACTTTTCCAACTACAAAACTCCCGCTGAGAAGCTGCTTGAGCAGATGGACATCGAGGACAAGCTGCGCTCGATCAACCAGGGCATCACCGACGCGCAGAAGGAACTCAACGACGCGATCGCGAAAGGTGACCAAGAGGCCATCGACGCGGCAAACCGGAGAATGGAAGAGGCGCTGCGTCAGAAGACACGCTTCGAGCTCGAGGGCCAGGCCAAGGTCGAGCGCGCGCTCGCGACCGAAATCATCGAGGCCGAGAAGTACAAGATGGACCAGCGGCTCGAGGCGATGCGCAAGGAGTGGGAGCGGTACGGGACGACGTCGAAGATCGTCCAGCAGGAAACACAGGCGCTCCTGGCCGAGTACGGCATCGACTATCGCGGGCTCGGCCAGAACTTCGGGCGCGCGCTCGCGATGGGTCTGCGCGATTCGATCGGTGAGGTTACGAGCGCCGCGGAAGCCGTCGCCGCTGCGATCGCCGCCGTGCTCAAGGTGAAGTCGCCGACCGATGAGGGGCCGATGAGCGACCTCGACAAGTGGTGGACGGGATTCGCCGAGACGCTCGTCGCCGGCATCAAGCGGAACGACATCCTCGGCGCCGTCACGGGCGCGCTCGGGAGGCCCGGCGCGAACATCGGCGGCCCGGCCCTCGCGGCGAACGCCGGCGGAGGCGGCGGAGCCACGTATGTCCTCAACGTCACCGTCCCCGTCCAGGGCCACGTGCTCACCGAGCGGAACCTCGTCGACGTCGTCACGAAGGGCATCCGGGACGAGCTCGGCCGGACGCCCGACCTTCTCGAGCCCAGGCGGTAACCTCCGATGTGTGACCCCGTTCCTACGTACGCTCACACTCCTGGCGCTGCTGCTCTTCGGGATTCTGTCCGGGACCGGGCTAGCTCATCACAGGCCCGGACACTGCAAGCCAGCATGTACGTCCACGACGACGTCGACAACGATCGGAACCACAACCTCGCCGGGGCCGACTGACATGGCGACAATTGGTCTTGCGACTCCTGGTGCGTTCTCATTCTCTCCCGTTGGAAACGAGAAGCGCGCGTATCTGACGTCGCTCGCCGCAGATGGCGACTTCACGACGATCGAGATTCACGACACGGACCTCGGCTGGGTGTCGGGAGCAATCGTGGGGTCGCCTGTAACGATCACTGCGCGGCCGCGGCTCTACGTCGGCTACCACTTTAGCGGCGTAGACAAGTTCCGCCTCCACATCTGGGACGACAACGGCTCCAATGCTCCGGGAGCGTTGCTCGCCTCAACGGCGGAAATCACCATCGCCACTCCTACGCTGACCTACAACGATCCAGGGTCAGGGACGAACCAATGGATCGACTCTGACACGTACTCCGACGGCACCGCCGCACCGTTCACTGCGGATAGCTCAACCCAACACATCATTGCCCTACGCGCCAACTACACACCGACGTCGAGCGGGCCATCTAACACGGAGCAGCCCCAACTCACGGGAACTCCGGTGCAGGGAGAAACTCTGACGGCTCGAGACGGGACGTGGACCGGCTCACCGTCGTTCACCAGGAAGTGGCAGCGGGCTACCACGGCCGGCGGCACGTACTCCGACATTGCCGGTGCTACCGGGGCCACCTACGTTCTCCAGTCGGACGACGTCGGCAAGTTTGTCCGCGTGCTTGTGACCGCGACCGAGGGCGCAAACTCAACCGACGCCGCCTCCAACGTGACCTACGAAGCTGTTCTTTCCCCCGCTCCGGCAGTCACTAGCGACGAGGTCGGCTTTTCCGTCGGTGGGAACTTCTTCGGGCGTTCGGAAGCGCAGCAGGAGCTCGAGCTCGACGACATGGCAACCCTTGCGCCGGGCGGGTACATCCGCTTCGAGTTGAACTGGTCGGCGATTGAGACGTCCAAGGGCACGTTCAACTGGACGACCTATGATCGTCTGATCGCCGACGTCGAGCAACGTGGATTCAAGCTGCTGCTCGGGATCCTCTTCGCCCCGACATGGGCAAAGACCGGGACGGCGCTCTACCCGACGAACAACAGTGACCTCGCGGACTTTGCGGCTGCTGCCGTCAACCGATACAAGCCGGGGGGCACACAGGGACGGAACGTACGTGCCTGGGAAGTCTGGAACGAGCCCAACATCAGGCCCTTCTGGGACCCCACCGTCGGCCTTGGTGCCGATGCGACCGCGCGCGCAGCGTCGCGAGCGAAGTATTCCGGCATGCTCTCTGCCGCGTACGACGCGATCAAGGCAGCGGACCCGAACGCCACGGTGCTAACCGCTGGCTTCGCTCCGTTCGGTGAATACACCAGCGCAACTGCCGATGGCATCAACCCCAAGGCGTACTTTGAAGCGATGGTTGAAACAGACGGCGTGGGCGGCAAGTTTGACGCGGTCGCTGTCCATACCTACGTGTCCACAGACGTCCAAGACTACGACGTGTCGATCTACTCCGGTTGGTCCGACCTCGAGGACAACACCGTCTCGTATCGGTCGATCATGGAAGACAACAGCTTGGGCGCGAAGCCCATTTGGGTGACAGAGCACGGGCTCCCAATCGGACAAACCGGCACGAAGTACCCGGGCGGAGTGACTCAGCAGGCGCAGGCTGATTTCGTGACAGAGGGGTACCGGCGATGGGCCGCGTTCACTTGGCCCAAAGGCCCGCTCATCTACTTCTCGCACAGGCCGGAGACATCAGCTACCGGCGCGTATCAGTACGGCATTGTCGAGGCAACCCCCGCTAGCCCGTTGTCCAACAGGCGGGCGTGGTACGCCATGCGCGACTTCGCACGCGATTCGTTGGAGTCGGAGTCGGGGGTTGGCCTGTTCTTCGGCGCGGCGTTCGGGTACAACCCGTACGACACTGATCCCGTGTACGTCGACCTATCCGACCGCCTGCTTTCGTGGTCGTTCCAGCGAGGCCGTCGTACCGTGACCGACGCAATCGATCCGGCGAGGCTGACTGCGCACCTGTACAACGGGGATCGCGCGCTCGATCCCTCGTACCTCAGTTCCCCGTACGCGGGAGACGTCGAGCCCGGTGTGCGGGTAGTGCTCGACATCGACGGGCGGCGTGTCTACAGCGGGTTTGTAGAGGGCTGGCCGCAGGATTGGGACGGGAGGCTCAACACCGTAACGATCACCGCACTCGACCTCTTCGATACGTTCAACGTCGACATGATCCCTGCCACCGTCTACGGCGTACAGAAGACCGGCGCTCGTATCACTGCGGGGCTCTCCGAAATCGGTGTGCCTTCCGCGTGGTACGCCGGGGTTAACACCGGCATTGACGACGCCCAATCGCACACCGCCGGCGAAGAGGACAACTGGCTTGAGCACTTCAAGAAGGTCGCAGTGACCGAACAGGGCTACCTCTTCCAGGACCGTACCGGCCTGGTGAAGTTCTACCAGCGCCATGCCCTCAGCCTGTCTCCTTTCACCGACATTCAAGTCACCGTCTCCAACGATCCAGCCTTCGGTGAATGGCCGCTGTCCGATGTTGACGACCCCGACTACTCCGTCAAGGACATCCGAAATGACGTGAGGGTCACGCGCGAGGGCGGCGCAACGACTCGCGTCGTGGACTCGGCGTCTGTCACGAAGTACCGCAAGCGCACCTATCAGGTGACCACAATTCACGATTCGACGACTGTTCCCGCCGACCTCGCGACATGGATTCTCCAGAGGGACGCGTACCCGAAGCTGCGCCCGGACGGCGTCACGCTCGAGCCACAGATGGAGCCGGGAATGCTTCATCCGATCATCGAGCGCGACCTCGCAGACCGCGTGCGGCTACGTGTGCAGCCGCCTGGGCCGGCGGGAGTCATCGACCTAGAGGCCGCGATCCAGTCGATCGAAATGTCCATGGGCGAAGACCGAAAGCTGGTCGTAAAGTGGAACATCGCGCCTCCGACAGGAGCGTCCCAAGTCTGGAAGCTCGGCACGAGTACACTTGGCGTCGATACCTACCTCGGGTTCTAAAGGAGGCACCATGCGTGACGCAACGCAGATGCTCGGTTTCACCGGCCCCTCCGGGGTCGTGCGCGTAGCGGAACCTTCGAAGTCGGCGCTCGATGCTTTTCTGGACGCGTACCAGGCCCGACCGACGTTCACTGGCTTCCCGAACCGCCGGGGTGACGATGGCCTGCCAGCGCGGGGTGTCGTCGACGAGCTCGGGACGACCGTCAAGATGTACGTCAACGAAGACAGATGGGTCGGCGACTGTCCGTTCTGCAACAGCGGGATCGCCGGCGTCTACCGACTCGACGAGTGCATCTGTCTTGACTGCGGGCGGCGAATGGGTGTGTCTTGGCCCTCGAGCACCCACGTCGAGCAGGCCCAAGTTGTGCTCGAGCGACGTCCGGAACCGAACCGAAACTGGATCCCGGATCGTGAGAGCGTGGACGACCTCAAGGTCGAGAACATGACGCGCGGGATCCCGATTACGTAATGGCCTGGACTGCTCCCCGCACCTGGGTTACCGCCGAGCTCGTCACCGCCGCGCTCATGAACACGCACGTGCGCGACAACCTCAAGGAGCTCTACCATCTGATCGGATCGTTCGGCGGGAGTGACTACAGCGTCTCCCCTGAACTCACCTGGAACCTCATGCTTGCTGTTGGTCCGGTGACCGTCGCCGGCAACCCCGTCTACGTCGAGGTCGCTGCACGAATGGTCAGTTGGGCGGCCGGAGACGGTGGCGGCAAGATCGGCATCTGGGACTCCGGCAACACCACGGAGCTCAAACGTCTCTGGCAACGCGACGACACGTTCGGAACGACCACCGGCACCAGCACTGGAGGATTCCGTAACTGGTACGAGGTGACCCCCTCCGCGGGTTCGATCACGTGGAACATTCGCGGCAACCCCGAAAACGGTACAGGCGGAGACTCTCTCTCGGCCTGGGGGCTGCGCGTGCGCGTTTGGGAGAAGGGCGGGCCGTGAGTCGTGGCCTGGGTAACTCCACGCACGTTCGTCACTGACGAGTTCATGACGGCCGCGATGTTCAACACGAACGTTCGCGACAACGTCGGGGAGGCGTGGCGTCGTGTGGGCGGTGGCGGCCCGACCAGCCCGGCAGCACCGAACGGCTCGTTCGGCACGCTACTTACGATCGGGCCGATCACCGTTGACCCCGGTGTGCCGGTCCGCCTCGAGCTCGCCGCCCACATGGCCTCCGGGGGAACCGGGGGGATCCTGTCCGTCTACCACGCCACCGACGATACGGAGCTCACTCGGGTATGGGAAACCTCCGGACACGTGGCCGGCACCTTCGGAAGCGTTACTCCCCTCGAACACGAGGAAACGCCCGAGGCCTCGAGCGTCACCTGGCGGGTCCGGGGCTTCGGCTACGGGGGGGCATGCACGTTCTCAGGCCTGTCCTGGATCCTGCGCCAGCGTGGGGGTCCGGGGTAACCCGGTAGAATGGTGCCTATGGTCATCATCCCTTTTTGCGGTGTCTGACGTGCCGTACTCGAACGGAGATTCCCCCGTGTCCCGGCGCGAGCTCTCTCTGCACTTGCAGCCGATCAAGGACGACATCTCCGAGATTCGCAGCGACATCTCGGAGGTTCGCACGGCGCTCGGCGCAGGGCCGCGCTGGTTCGGCGCTCGAGCGAACGCGATGGTCGACAAGTTCCTCCCGACGGCGATCGCCGCGGCGGCGCTTTACGTTCTCAGCGGGAGGCTCGGGTCATGAGTGACGAGACGAGCGACGACACGTACCTCGACGACGAGGAAGACAACGATCTGCGGCGCATTGAAGACGCGCAGGTTCGAGAGGTCAGCCGCCAGTACGACATGCCGATCCGCGACGCGGTGACCGGCGAGCCGGTGCAGATCCACGTCGTCTCGTGGGTCAACAACACCTTCTGGCGCGTCGCAGTCGGGCTCGCGTTCCTCGCGTCGCTCTTTTCGATCTACGACAACGGCCAGCGCGTCGACCGGCTCGAGGGGCAGGTGTGTGAGTCCCTCTCGGCGAGCATGACCAACATCAACACGCTCCAGTATTACAAGGACCACCCGCTCGAGGCCGAAGAGCAGCGTGCGCGTTTGCTCGAGGACCTCTCACGTTTCCATTGTCCCGACCCCGGTTCGCCTACTGTCGAGGGGCTGGGCATGCCAGACGTCGTAACCGGAATCGTGGAATTCGGAAGGAAGGTGGCACCATGAAGCGACTGATCGCGGCCGTGGCCGCAACCCTCGCGCTCGCCGGCGGAGTCGCTCAGGCGGCCGAGGCCTGCACCATCGGCTCATCCTACGAGTCGTACGCCTACTGCACGTCCAACCCCGGGGCCATCCTCATCACGTACACGTGTACGGACGGCCACATCTACCGCGCGACGAACTGGCGGGTACTCTGGGGCTGCGGCGGCTAGACTGTCCGTAACGACGAAAGGAACACGATGAGCACGGATCCATCAGTCAAGATCGAAAGCTCAAGCGGCCTGCTCGCGCGGAAGATCGCCGTCGGTGCCGGCATCGGCGCCCTGGCGTACTTCATCCCAGAGCTCCTGGAAATCGCCGACGCCCTGCGCGATGGCGACCCGGTGGACCTCTCGAGTGCCGCGCTCTCGTCCCTCCTGGGCGGAGTAATCGGCGCAGTGGTGCGCGGCGCCCTGGCAGTCGGCCCGTGGAACCTCGCCGGCCCGACGGACTCGCTTCACACGCTCGGCAGGGATCGCCCGACGACCGTGGTCGTCGACGAAGATCCCGAGTCGCTCGAAGTCACCGAGCACGCCGGCTAACCCCGTTCGCGCGCGCAACACGACTGGCCCGGGGGTTTCCTCCTTTCCCCCCGGGCCAGTTTCGACCGTGGTGTTAGGGACGGTCGAAGTTCGGGACGATCGTCTCAGGCTTGAAGATGACGCGGTAGCGCGTCACTGAGACGTTCTGCGCCTTGCCCTGCTCGACGAAGTACGAGACGTTGTCAGAGAGGCCGAGGAAGTGCTTCTTGAATCCCTGCGACGTCTTGCACGTGACCTCGAGCGCACCCTGCACGCCCGTGCTACCCGCCTCGATGGAGCAGAGGCCCTCGATGACGAGCAGGTACTTGTCGGTGATGCCGTTGAAGAACACGATCCTCCGCTCGACCTCGAACTGCTCCGCGGCCTTGCTGAGGTTCTTGGACGCGACGTCTGCGTCCGACTCGAAACAGCCCGCCGTCAGGAACGGGATCGGCAGCAGCATGGAGGCCACCACCAGGAGGTACGCGATGCGAGCCTTCATGGTTCCCCTTTCGGTCGATTGCTTGGCAGAACCGTACCACGCCGGCACGGCCCTGTCAAGTCCTACGCGCCGATCGAATCGAGCAGCGCGTCCACCTTCGGCTGAATCTCCGGGTACCGCGTCCGGTCAAGGGCGATCCGCTTGCAGTGCGGGATCCGGCCGTTCTCGGGGACAGCCTTGCCGATCGAGCGCAGGCCGTCCTCCCACTGCACCGCCGCCTCGATGATCTTCGCCCACGCAAGCTCGTTCAACTGCGCGACGGTGAGCGGGGCGACCTTCGCCGTGAGCGTGACGGCCTGGAGCGTGGTGATGCTCGTCCCCGACTGCTCGGCGGCCCACACCCAGACGCCGGAGACGTTGCCGGGGTTCGTCCGGAACCAGTCGACGTCGCGCCCGAGCGTCTTGTCGCCGAGGCCGATCACTGACGGGGCGGGGATGCCGTCCTGTCGGAGGTACGGCACGACGCGCTCCATCCCGTAGGTGAAGCCGTGGAAGTCGTAGCCCTCGGGAATGAACGTGACGCCGAGCTTTCGGCACGTCTCCGCGCCGCTGTTCAGCGTGGCGCCCGGGAAGCCGACCTCGGAGAACCCGAAGCTGACGATCGCGAGCGGGAACGTGATCCCGAGCTCGGCCTGCACGCCTCGGATGTACGCCTCGGTCATCGCGGCGACGTTCCAGCCGGCGAGCCAGTAGAGCTCCGTGTCGGCGATGTAGAACTCGAGCTTGTGCTTGCGCACGCGCGCGACGGTGATCGCGACGTCGGCGGCGACGTCCGGGCCATTGACGCCCCATCCGCCGTGGCCGGCGAAGCCCATGGTGTTCTTGATCTGCGTGAAGGCGGCGTTGTTCGCCGCGGTAGAGGCGTTGTCGCCGCCGTGGACGTGAAGCTGGTGGGCGACGGCGGTCACACCGCCGCTCCTGAGAAGGTCCGGCGACGCGGCGCCCGCGTTCACAAGGAACGCTCCCTTGCGTTCAAACATCGTCATGCGCACTCCTTCCACGTTCGTCCGGTTTCGAGCTCGACCTTGAAGGGTACCTCCACCGCAGGGCGCCCACGCTCATGCACGAACGCCGGCACGTCGACCTCCATGATCTGCTGCATGCGTTCCTTGACCTCGTCGACGACCTCGTCCCGTGCCATCACGAGGATTGAGTCATGGACAGTGAGCAAGACCTGCGCGTACTCTTCGTTGAACTGCTGATCCATCATCGTCACGGCGATCGTCGTCATCTGTCCGGCGAGGCCTTGGATCGGCGTGTTCACTGCCTGCCGCTCGATGGAGCTCGCGTCCCACGGAAGCAGGAGCGGGAACCGCCGGCGGAACCCGAGCAGGTTCTCGACGAACTTCTGCTTACGGCCGATCGCCTTCTGCTTGCGGATCCAGGCGTACAGGCCGGAGAACTTGCGCTCGAACGCGCGCTGGAACGTGCGGATCTGGTTCTCCGTCCACACCTGCTGACCGCTCTCAGCAAGATTCGTCATGACCTCGCTCTTCGCCAGACCGGCCGGGGACAGACCGTAGATCGAACCGAAGCTGACGGTCTTCGCGAGCACGCGCTCGGCCTTGGTCACCTGCTCCTTCGGCTTGCCCCAAAGTGCGAACGCGACCTCCTGGTGGACGTCGCCGTCCTCCTGGAACGTCTTCACGAGGGTCGGGTCGCCCGAGTAAGAACCAGCAGCGACCCGGAGCTCAAGCTGCGAGTAGTCCGCGGCAATCAACGTCCAGCCCTCGAGCGCGATGAAGCCTTCCATCACGTCGGGCGGGATGTTCTGGAGGTTCGGCTTGGCCATCGACACGCGCCCCGTCTCGGTGCCGTGCAGACGAACCTCCCCGCGCACGCGGCCGTCGGGGTCGATCTTGTCGAGGATCCCCTTGACGTACGTCGCGCGCGTCTTCGCGTCCTTGCGCCACTCGAGCAGCGTGTCGATCATGCCGGCGACCTCGGGGCGCGCCTTGCGCACGTCGCGCGCGAGCGTCTTGAGGACATCCTTCTCGGTCGACGGGGCATCGGTCTTCCGCTTCCAGTCGTTCTTCGAGGCGATGATCGGCAGCCCCAGGTCCTCGTACAGGACCTCGCGGAGCTCGTTCGGCGAGCTCGGGCGGAACTCGTCTTTGCCGGTCAGCGCGAACGCCGTCTCGCGGAGCTCGACAAGCTGCGCGTCGATCGCGGTGTTGAGCTCATCCAGCTTGCGCTCGAAGAACGCGCGGTTCACCGGCACGCCGCGCCGCTCAATGTTCGAGAAGGCGATGGCCGCCGGCACGTACACGTCCTCGAGCAGTGGCCGCAGCTTCGGCGACTCGTCCTCGAGCTCGCGCAGCTTGAGCGGGTAGAGCATCGCCGTGTACGTCGTGTCGAGCGCCTGGTACACGCAGAGCTCTTCGAACATCTCCTGCTGCGTGGTCGGCAGCGTCTCGGGGTCGAGCCACTCCTTCAAGAACTTGCCCATGTCGATGCCGTAGTCACCGGCGTCGAAGTGCTTGCGCGCGAGCTCCTTGAGCCCGTGCGCCTTGAACTTGCCACCGCGCTCGTCGTGCAGGTACGACGCGAGCATGGTGTCGGACAGCTTGGAGTGGTGGCGGTTCAGGCCGGGGAACGCCTGCATCAGGTGCTTGTAGTCGAACTTGAGGTTGTGGAAGACGAGCACGCCGGGGTAGTTCTCGAGATACCAACGCGCGGCCTCGCTCGGCCCTTCGAAGATGATCGAGTGGCCAAGCTCGTCGGAAATTCCGATTGTCAGAATTTCCGACTCAAGTCCCAGGCCCGTCGTCTCGATGTCTCCGCCCAGGTGTGAGGCGTTCCACAACCCCGCGACCGAAGTGTTCTCGTCGACGAGCCACCGCTGCGCCTGCTCTGCCGTCGCGTCACGCGTCACACGGGTAACAACGGGAGCGGGAGTTGGGAGAGGCCGGTCGTTGTCGTGCAGCTTCGCCAGGTCGAACGAGAAGTCCCGGAACCAGTCGGCGTCCGAGAAGCACGTGCGCGGCGTGAACGTCGCAATCGCGTAGTGGCCTGCCTCGGTCATCATCCCGCGTCCGCGGATCTTCGTGATCGGCGGAGACTTCGGGAGGCCGAAGTATGCCGCGATGGGGAGTGCGCCCAGGAACAGGATCTTGTCGACGTAGGCCGCCTCCGCACGTAGGCGGTCAGTCTCCGCGTTCCAATCCTTGGCCTTGAGTTTCCCGAGCGCGTCCCCGTCGAGCTTCTCGTCGACGACGCTAGTGATCTGCACGTCCTGCGGCTGGAACCCAACGGCCTCGAGCGTGCGCATCAGCAGCGCGCCGGCAGTGCGCGTGCCGTACAGCGGGAGCGGGTAGTCGTGAATGACGAGCAGCTTGCTCAAGGCGCCATCACGCTCGCTGCTCGGTCGACGTCCCGCTCGATTGCCTCGGCCCGGTCGCGTAGGCGCTTGGCCAACTTCAACTGTGCGTCAGCGGCGCTCATGTTCGACGATTCCTCACACACTGCCTGCGCGGTCCACGTCGTCTTGTTGGTTACTGTGATGTCTGCGAGCCTGCTCATAGCTTGGTTCCCCTCACTTCCTCTTCGGTTTCGATTGTCTCGACCTTGCCGTCGCACCAGAGACAGCGGTACTCCCCGTAACGCGGGCGCCACGAGGCGAGGATGATCGCGGTCGAGCGGAAGCCTTCGACGTGCCGCTTGGCTGGACACTCACGGTTGCGGCAGATCGACGTGAGTGCGATGTGCTCCACATCGGGCGCCTCGTCAGTCACTGTCGCCCTGCCGCCCGCATGAGCTCTTGGCGTGTGTCAGCGCGCTGCTGTTCCCGCAGACGCTCACGCACGTACTCGGCGCCGTTCAGGTTGAACATGATCGCGGCAGCGTGGTCTTCGTCGTCGTCGCCGCGAAGGTACTGGCGCGCGTGGCGCGCGAAGCCTTCGAGGAACCGCTCGAGGTCCTCTTCGGTGCAGGCGTTCATCCAGTTGCGCTTGCCCTTGCGCTCGGCCGCGTTGGTCAGGAGCTCGGCCCATCGATCGAACATCGGTCCGTCCATCGCGAGCCGGTAGTCGACCTTGCCCTCAGTCGACCCGCGAATCATCCCAGACGGATGCTGGACGTCGTCGGGATGGACGCGACGCTCACCTACTTCACGTACCCAGGCCTCGTGGTCAGCAGCACCCATGCGGGATCCTTTCGTTCGGGGCGGGGGGAGCCGAGTGCTAGTGGGATCGGCTCCCCCCTCGCTCTCTGGAGAGAGTTACTTGAACGCCTTGCCGCCGGCGCGGGTCTGCGCCTTCTCGCCCTCGGCGGTCTTGCGCGGTGACGTCTGCGGGTTGATCGCGATGAGCGTCTCGACGTCGTTCTTGTCGTTCCCCTGGTAGTCCTTGACCTTCACGACAGCCTTGGCAGGGAGTCCCACGAGCGCGGGCTTGACGACGATGCGCTCGTCACCGTCCTCTTCGACCTCGAACTGGATGTTCTCTTCGAAGATCCCGAGGTTCTCGAAGACCTCCTTCATGCGCCAGAGCGCCTTCGGATGGAACGAGCTCGTGAACCAGAGCAGGCGCCCCTCCGCGTCGGCTTCGACGCCGTCCGGCGTCTCGGTGACCTCGAGCGTGTAGTTGAGGTACGGGTACTCGGACTTCTGCGAGTCGCGCAGCACCACCTTCGTGATGACGATGGGGTACTCGCCCGCCGGCAGGACCTCGAACCCTCCCTCGACGTCGCTGAAATCGACGTTGATGCTTGTCATGCGAACCCTTCCTTTCGGTCGTCGTACAGGTTAGCGCCTGGGTCGGACGGGACGCCCACGGCGCGGCGCGCGATCGAGCTCGTCGAACAGCCCGATGGCACGCTGCTGGTTGCGAAGCGCCTGGCCTGCGACACGCGCGGCGATCAGCATGAAGAGCGCTTGGACCGCGGTGAGCGTCCCGCCGATGATCGTGAGGATGATGCCGATCGTGTCGTACGACGTGGCTAGCCACGCGATCAGGCCGGCGATCAGAATGAGAACCGGGATCATGCTTGCCTCCTATTCGTCGAAGCCGAGCGCGTCGAAGATCGACGTGATCGTCGGGTTGTCGATTTCATCGGGCGGGGGTACGCCGTATGGCATACGCACCTTCGTCCGGATCTTCGCGTAGTTGTTCAGCAGCAGCGAGCGGTACGTCTCGCCCTCGTCGTTCGTCGCGAGCGCGAGGTAGCCAGAGAGCGAGAGCATCCCCGGAATCTCGTACGCCATCTTGCCGCTGAACGACGGGACAGTGATGCGTCCCTCGCGCGGATCCGTCTCTTCCTTCGAGTGCGCGGTGAAGAACACGTGCATCGGCAGGTCGCGGAACTCGCGAACGAACCGGCGCATCTGGATCATCGCCTTGCCGTAGTCCTGGATCTGCAACGCGTCCTTGTCCTTGCGCCGGCCAGCCTCGTCGTCGAGGATCGTGAGCAGCGCGCCGATGTGCGTCTCCGCAGCGGAGTCGACGCCCGTGCTCTTGAAGCCCTCGTCGTTCGCCTGGAGGCGCGCGAACTCCGTGTTGTAGTCCTGCCAGTTGCGCACGTGCGCGACGACCCAATCCGTTCCCTCCCCGGGCATGCCGGCGAGCGAGTCGGTTCCGCCCTCGAAGTCGAGGATGAGGATCGGCGCCGTGCGCTCGTCCTGCGCCGCGGTCCCGATAAGCACGGTCTTGCCGTGCCCCGGCGGACCGAAGTACAGGTGATTCGCGTAGCGTTTCATCAGACTCCTTCCGGGATAACGAACCGATCGGGCTTGCGCTCGTAACCGTACTCAATGAGGAACTCGAGGTCCTCCTGCATTTCCATACCGTTGCAGATGGACAGGACGGGACACTTGCGGCAATTCCACTGCGACGGGTTCGGGTAGCGCGCGCCCTCGTGCTGCGTCGCGTCGCGCATGTCGATGTACTCGTTGTAGAGGCGGCGCTCGAACGACTCGAGCTCTGCCGGCGAGCGGCGCACGGCCTCGCGGCCGAAGAACTGATCCCATCCCTTGTCCTGGAGGAAGCTGAGGTACTCGGCGTAGTCACCGGCGGCCAGACCTTCGGGGTCTTCGCGCTTCACCGTCGTGAGGAACAGGTCGTACGTCGTGCGCGCGTTACGCGCCTGCGAGAACATCTTCCCCGGCTTGTTGGACTTGAGCCTCTGCGGGGGGTGCGGCGGCTCCTTGCTCAGGCGGTTGTAGATCGCCCCTTCGGCGTACTCGCCAGTCAGGCGCCAGTAGCCGTAGCAGTAGGACGTCAACTGGTCGTCGACGTCGAGCGCGTTCGAGTCGTGCGGCGATGCCGCGCTCTTGTGGTCGACGATCCAGACGCCGCCCTTCTTCGTGACGACCATGTCGATCTGGAACGAGAAGAGCGGGTTCCCCGGCAATGGCTCGCGCGTGTCGGGGTCGAGGATCGGCACGTAGCCACGTTCTTCAATCGCAAGGTCGAGGACCTCGTCGAAGAACGGATGTTGGCGGTCGAACGTGTCGTAGTACGTAAGCATCGTGATGCCCTTGAGCCGATGGTCCTCCCACTCCTGTTCGATGCCCTCCTGGTAAAGCGGGCCGTAGTCACGCGCGAACTGATCGTCAGCCTCACCCCACGCTTCGCCGAACCAGTTGAGTGCGGTCTGGAGGTTACGGTCGTCGCCGTAGTAGCCCTCGAGCCCCTTGTGGATCGTGTTGCCGAACTCGAGCTCCCACGCGATCGCGTTACGGCGCTGCAACTTCTCCTGCGTGGTCAGCCACCACTTGCGCCGGCAGGTGCGGAACTCGCGCTTCTCGGTTGCGGTCGTGACGAACCGAACCTCACTCATGCAGAGCCGTCCGCTGGTAGGTCAGCTTACGCGGGAGTGTGAGGTCGAAGCGCACGCCGGCGTTTCGCGGAAAGATCCACGCAGGCTTTCCGTCGTGGCCGTAGCCGTCGGCGATCGCCATCTCGAGTGCCTCTTGTTCGTCGTCCGCGCTGTACTCGGACATGCTCCAGTCCGTCTCGGCCTCATTCGTATCCTGGGTGAAGACGATGTAGATCACGTGTCCCCCAGGCGGCGCGAAAGCTCGCGCGCATCTTCGATCAGGTCCGTGGGCACGCTGCATCGCTCCATGGAAGGGGTCGACGCGAACGCCGCGATGTCGCGAACGTTCCGGGCGAGCTCGCCGTACGTCGGGTACTCACCGCGCGGCTCGACCTTGCGCAGAGACTCCGAGCTCGGAGCCTTCAACGCCTCAGTCAACTCTTCGACCTTTTCGCTCTCCATCGTTCCTCCCTGGTGGTCGGTGTCCTCGTATTGTAGCGGCCGGGTCGGACGTTACTTGAGCAGCGCCTTGAGCACCGCGCGCTCGTCGCCCGAGACAGCCACCGTCGACACGACTTCAACCGGATCCCCCACGTAGGCGTTGAGGTCGATCGCCACGCGGATCGCGGCGTCCGCCGCCTGCACGGCCTTGGACAGCGTCAGGTCGGCGATCGTCCCGACGCTCTCCATGAGTGCGCCGGCAGCGACCTCCCCTCCCGAGCCTTCCGTGGCCCAGGGGAGTCGGTCTTCGGCAACTTGGAAGTCGGGGAGGATCGAGAAGAGCCGGTGCCGGACAGCGAAGATCAACGCCGAGTCGGGCATTTCAAGGATCGAGTCCTCGTGGAAGATCGCGAGTGTGCCCGATACGTCGAGGATGTGGATCATCTGGGGCACGAGCTCCTTCACGGCCCATCGGTACTCGTCCTGGCCGATGTATGGGCCGTCGAAATGCTCGAGCCCAAACTCGAGCGCCTGTCCGACGCGGGGGGAACCGCAGCCGGCCATCGCGACGGTGTCGCTGAACTGGATGATCTTGGAGTCGATGCGCTCGCGCTTACTTCCGCCGTATCCTGTGGCCTGTGAATCCGCTGCGAGGACGACACCGTTGCGGTACTTCACTCCGACGATCGCGGTCACTTCACTCCCTTCATCGCTCCACTCACTTGACGGCCGAGCCCGGATTACCAGCCCGTACCGACTCCCGACAGTCGACCAAAACCCCCGGGGCAGGAGACACGCACGAGTGCGCGCTACTCGACCCGGCCGTCAAGTCAGTGGAGGGGACTGCGGTCGTCAGACCACAGCCCCCTCACGATGCGGCTGGCAGCGCCACGTGGTAGAGCCCTCGGGCTTCTCGTCCTCGATGAGTGACAGGACACGGCCGAGCTCGACCAGGCCGTTGACCGGGCCGTGGAGCTCCTGCGGGCAGTCCTTCTTGTCGCACTGCACGACGACGGACAGCTTGTCGTTGCGGTACGCGAACGTCAGCCCGTCCTTTTCTCCGCCGGCGCACTCGCGCGGGTTCTTCCGATCGAACCACTCAGGCGAGACGTTGTCGAGCTCGCGGTCGAAGGCACGCCGGAACCGGGTTGCCAGGCCCTCGGCAGCGCCGGCCGCGATGAACTGGTGCTCAGCGCCCCATGCGGCGGCGGCAAGGACAGTCAGGTCGGCGTCCGGGTCGACGTCGAGCGTGTCGTCGAGCACCTGCTTGATGTGCGGCTCGAGCGGCACCCCGAGCATCGGCTTGATCTTGGCCCTCGCGGTCATTGCTCGTGTTCCCCTTTCGTCTCAGTAGATCGTGTGCGGCCCAGGATAGCATCCCAATCGGACCCGGTCAGTTTCTTGAGCGGGAGCGGGGATGGCCCAGGTACACCGAAGATGTCTTCCCACGTTGCGCCCGGAAGCTCAGTCAATTGGCTCGAGCTCGAGCTCGCCGGCTTCGTACGCACGTCGCGCCTCCGGGCCATGGGTCAACGCGTTCGTGAGGTAGGCGATGGCGTTCGTGAGCCACTCGATCGTGACGAAGAAAGCGAGCGTGCGATTGCAGCGATAGCAGAGAAGGCCTCGCGGCATGCCGGTGACGTGGTCGTGGTCGCGATGGAGTCGGCGCGTCTTGCCAGGGCGTCCGCAAATGCCGCAACGCTCCGATCCACCATTGATGTGAACGTAGACCTCATACGGCAGCTTGAGGGCTTCGCTGTGTCTTGGTCGGCGCTTCGCCATGGTCGCCAGCATAGACGACGATCGCCTTCTCTTCACGGCGCACCGTGTAGAGGACGTCGTCGGCGTCGATGTCGACAACCTGGACGCGCGACTTGGCCTCGCGCTCGACTAGGTGGAGGGCCTCGAGCGTCGCGGCCGTCTCCCCCGGGTACTTCGCCGGGCGCGTCTCCCCGTCGTAGCGCAGGCGGAAGCGCGTTCCGTCTCCGTCTGACCGGCGGTGACGACGGATCTTCATCGGACACGCGTCCAGTACACGCGGCAGACGCCGCAACGAGTCACGCCGGCGACGCGCGCCGCCGCGTACGTGAGGTCGAAGTCACGCCCACGCACGAACGGGCCGCGGTCGATCACGCGCACGAGCACGCAGCGCGTACGGCAGACACGGACGATCGCACCGAGCGGAAGCGTCTTGTGCGCGACGCCCCACGTGCGCGGGGTGAGCACGGTGCCGTCGGCTGTGCGGTTGCCGTACAGCCCTGGGCCGTACCACGAGCTCACGGCCTGCGCCTCGGAGCGGCCGTCGGCTTCCTCCGTGTACCCGATGAGCAGCAGCGCACAGAGGATGCCGACGAGGATTCCTACGGCGACGAGCCTCATGCCTTGCGCTCCGCCGCCGCCGCCGTTATCTGCGCCTCGAGCTTCGCCGTTGCGCTGGCGAAGTCGAAGTCGGAGATGGACGTGAACGTGCCAAGCTGGTACATCTGCGCCATGAGCGTCATGGCGTCTGCGATCCGGCGCGCGGAGTCGACGATGCCGAGCAGCGCGAGCAGGAAGAAGATGCTGAGTACGATTGCGAGGAAGAGCACGGTGCTCCTTTCGGTCGGGTTGTCCCGGGGAACAGTACACGTCGGGTCGGACGGTGTCAAGGCCTTGACCGAATCCGACCCGACTGCTATCGTCCCTCCCTCACCGACCAAGGAGGCACCATGGCACGGCAGAAGAAGAAGGCGGAGGCTCGGCTCGAGCAGCGCCAGCGCCAGTACGACTCGATCCCCGTCGACAAGCGCCGCGGGACGAAGCGCCCCGGCTCGACCAACAACCACCAGCGATGATTGACGACATCATCACCATCGTCTACATCCTCGGTTACCTCTTCACATTCCGCTACGTCGTGCGCGCGATCGCCTGGTCGGGCTACAACCCGAATCAGACAAACCGGACGCCGGACCCGGAGGACTGGTTCTTCGGGATCTTCCTCGGGTTCTTCGCGTCGTTCGTCTGGCCGGCCACGTTGGTCATCGCGTACATGCTCGCACACCCAATTGCATTCGACACGCTGTTCGGCGCGCCGGCGAAAGTGAAGCGCGCGCAGAGAGAGCAGTCGCTCAAGGCCCGCGAGCGTGAGGTTGCTCGGCTTGAGCGGGAGCTCGGAATCGGACAGAAGAAGGCGCCCGTAGAGCCCCGGTACCGCTTGCTCTCAAAAGAAGGCGGCGCACAAATCTTCGAGCGGGTAGTTGAACAGTGAGCAAGCTGCTCGCCTACCCCTGCATCGGCGGACCGCTCGCCGGCCAGTACGCGACGTCGACGGATTTCATCGGAGGCTCCCGCTTCATTGGCGGAGTCGACGACCCCACTGAGGGCATGTACGGCCACCTTGCCGGGGAGTACACGCGGTACGAATGGCCTGCTCTAGCTGGCCCGTACAACGAAGGGGACTTCCCGCCGAAGGTGGTCTACATCCACCAGTCCATGCTCAAGCCGACCAAGAAGGCCGGCGACAGGTGAAGCTCGACGACATTCTCAGTCGTCTTGAGGGCGTCGAAGAACGAGGGGAGGGATGGGTCGCGCGCTGTCCGGCGCACGACGACGACAACCCCTCGCTCTCGATCGGCCGCGGACGGAACGGCGCCGTGCTGCTCAACTGCTTCGGCGGCTGCACGTTCGAAGAGGTTATGGACGCACTCGAAGAACGCGAAAGCGGTGTCACAAGCGTTGGCACCCCAGACAACCCCCCAATGACCGTCGACTTCCGCGTCGTTGGTAAGGCGGAAGACGGACTGCGCTGGTGGGCCGCGAAGACGAAAGTGCCCGTCGAGGTCTGGGAGGCGCTCGGGACAGAGGCGTACGGCACAGGCGTCAAGTTCCTCTTCGAGGGGTTCAACGCTTTCAAGTACCGGAAGCCTCCGAGGCCCGACGGGTCGAAGGATGTCGGGTGGGCCGGTGACGTTGCGCCGCCATTCTGGCCCGTCCCCCCTGTCGAGCCGGAGGGAACGGAAGCGTGGGTTGTGGAGGGAGAAAGCGACTGTGGCACGATGCGCTACGCCGGCGCGCAATGCTTCACAACGACGAAGGGATCGAAGGGCGTTCCGACGGTCGCGATGTTCGAAGAGCTCGCGACGCGCGGCATCACGACGATCACGATCGTCGGGGACGGAGACAGCGCGGGCGAAGAGTACATGCGGCGGGCCGCAGTCAACGCGATCGCCGCCGGCATGCACGTCAAGACTGTCGAACTCCGCCGGCTGTTCGACCCGTTTAGCGGGATGGTCGACCTCAACGACGCATGGAAGGCGTGCCTCGAAGAGGCCGGTGGAGAACGGGCCAGCGCGCAACGCCTCTTCCTCGAGCGGCTCGAGTCCGTCACCGAGTCGTACGTCACCGCTCTCCGCGTGCTCGACGGAGAGACGGCGCTCGACTGGTCCGACCAGGAGGTCAACTGGCTCGTGCCCGACCTGATCGCTCCCGGTGACAAGGGCATCATCATCGCCGCGCAGAAGAGCTACAAGACGTGGATCTGCTTGGACCTCGTGCGCTCGATGCTCATGCTCCAGCCGTTCATGCGGCGCCCGGAATGGGTGCCGAAGCGGCCGTCGCGCATCGGGTTCGTCGAAGAAGAAGGATCGAAGAACGCCTTCGGCAAGCGCATGTCGACGTTGCAGATCCCGCGCGAGGTCTGGCGCGATCGGTTCCGGCTGATCCACCGCAGCGGGTTTCGCTTCACCGAGCCGGCCGCTGTCGCCGAGCTCATCCAGATCGTGCGCACGCACGAGCTCGACGTCCTGATCCTCGACCCACTCCAGCGAATGATCCCCGGCCTCGACGAGAACAGCGCGAGCGAAATGGCGGTCGTGTGGGATGCCGTCGCCGACCTTCACCGCGCGCATCCTGATCTAGTCGTCCTCCTGGTTCATCACGCAGGGAAGGGGAAAGACGCAGGTTGGGACGCGGCTCGCGGCTCGAGCCGCCATGCCGGCGAGGTCGACTTCGGGATCTTCGTCCAGCGCGAGAAGGAGCGCGGCCACTTGAAGGTGCGCGTCGATGGTCGCGACATCCCCGAGTACCTTGGCACCGGCGAATACTTCACGACACGGGTCGAGATTGACATGGACGACGACCCGACCAAACGCCGCTTCGTGCTCGACGCCACCGAGCTCGAGGTCACGGTCGTCGAGAAGCCGAAGGACGACGCACCGAAGCCGCCGTCCCTGGCGGAAGCGACCGCCGCGCGCAAGCGGGCGGGGGTCTACGAGGCGGTGGCGGGAGGCCTCGAGACGGTGGCCGAGCTCGTGATGCAGACGGGCTTGACACGGACGACGGTTCAGCGTATCCTCGGGGAGCTCGAGAAGGATGGTGTCGTCACGAAACTGCCGGCGTCACCCGGGATGGCAACCCGATACCAGACCACACTGACCGAAAGGAGTACCACATGATCTACCACTCGCACCACACACGGGGCTGGAACAACGCCACCTACGAGTCGCTCGCCGACCTGGCCGAAACCGTGGAGGACGCGTACAAGATACTTGCTCCCCTCCAGGACCAGTTCGACTGCATCGTCACGAGCGGGATGTCGGGCGTCGTCGTCAGCGCGCCGCTGGCGCTTCGTCTGCGGAAGCCGCTGGTCATCGTCCGGAAGACGGAGGACAAGTCCCACCAGCCGACGACGAAGGGGATGATCAACAGGCGTGACCTCAAGAGCCGTTGCCTGTTCGTGGACGACTTCACCTGCGAGGGCAACACCCGCGCGCGCGTGCAGCGGTCGGTCGAAGCCGCGGTCCTGCTGGAAGAGGACGACCTGGGCATGCCCGCGAGGCCGAAGATCGTCGGCGAGTACCTGTACCGCGACAACACGGTCTACCTCTACGAAAGGAGCGCGTCATGACAGAGACGTTCAAGGACTGGCGGGGCAACCCCGTCCGCATCGGGGCGACGGTCACCTGGCCGTCGCGCCAGAGCTCGAGTATGTGGATGAACGAGGGCGTCGTCGTCTCGCTCGAGCAGGTCCCGGTCACGTTCGGCTACCGCGCCGGCCAAACCGACTGGAAGGTCGGCGTCCGCAAGGTGCGGCAATCCATCTACGGCCGTACGCAAAAGGTCACGACCACGAAGGTCAGCTACCCGGCGCCCGAGCGGCTGACGGCGTGCGGGTTCTTCACCGCCGGCGACGATCGGAGGATCCC